CTGCATAGTTCTTAATAAAGATAGGACAACAGCAATGAACGACAAGAATATTAATACGTTAGTGGAAGACATTTACAGTCTTTTCACTGACAAGGAAAAGGTAGTAGACATAACTGATGCTGCTTTTAAAGAACTGGCAGCAGGTGTTGTTCATTCTGTTGTCAAGTCTATCAATGAAGTTAGGTCTAAGCCTGACAAAAAAGAAAACCTTAGACTGTCTATGATCGGCCAACCACTCAGAAAAATTTGGTACGCTAATCAACAAGCAGATGGTAAAGAAGAAGAAGAAGAACTACGGGGAAGTGATCACATAAAGTTCCTGTATGGAAATATTCTTGAAGAACTTCTAATCTTTCTGACAAAGGTAGCCAAGCACAACATTACTGATATGCAGAAAGAGGTTAAGGTCAACGGTGTTACTGGTCATCAAGATGCTAAAATTGACGGTAACATCGTTGACTTTAAGTCTGCTTCACCTTTCTCATTCAAGAAGTTTAAAGAAGGTAGCATCTTTACTGATGATCCTTTTGGATACATCTACCAAATCTCTGCTTACTGTGAAGCAAATGATACTTACAAGGGTGGCTTTCTTGTCATTGACAAGGTGAGTGGTGAGTTGTTATATTGTCCTGTACCTGACATGGAGTTTAAGAATGCCTCCGAAAGAATATCAACAATACGGAACACTCTCAAGGATGGCAGTCCCCCTGATCGCTGTTATGATCCTGTTCCTGATGGTAAGTCTGGGAATATGCGTTTGGATACTGGCTGTATTTATTGTCCTTATAAAAAACAGTGTTGGTCTGATGCTAACAACGGTGCTGGACTTAGGAAATTCCAGTATTCGTATGGTCCGAAATACCTTGTCAAAATAAATAACACACCTAACGTATCTGAAGACTTTACATTCTAGCAATGAACAAGTATAGATCAGGATCGGAAAGGAAACTAGCTGATCAGTTAGAAACTTTAAAAGTTTCGTACTCTTATGAGCCGCATTACGTACCGTATATGTGGATTGAAAGTAAAAAGTATCTTCCAGACTTTATTCTTCCTTCAGGTATTATACTTGAAGTTAAGGGAAGGTTTAAACTCGAGGATAGAAAGAAACACTTATTCCTTCGCCAGTCAAATCCTGAACTGGATATCAGGTTTGTGTTTGACAATCCAAATAATAAATTAAATAAAGGAGGTAAGTCTACCTATGCAGACTGGTGTGACAAGAATGGTTTTCTGTTTTGTAAACTTTCAGATGGTTTGCCTGATGGTTGGATAGATGGAAAAATCAAGCGGAAAGACGGACATAGAGATGGACTTACTACAGGACATAGAACATCTCGTAGAAAGAAAGCAGTCCGATCCTGAACAGGTTCTCTTTCTTAGTGTCATACTACAAGCATTGCTTGATGCTACTAAAAAAGAAAACAACAAAGAATCTGTAGAAACAAAAATAGAAAGAGACAAAGCTAAAGCATGGTTTTTTTCCTCAGTTGGTGTTACTGCTGAAGACTTTAATACAGTTTGTGACATAGCTGGTGTTGATCCTTCTCATGTACGTAGCTTTGCTTTTAAAGTTTTAAAATCAAAAGAGATTAAGTTTGTACGAAAGCGTATCAACGCAGTACTTTCCTTCGACTAAGGAGTTGTATTAATTGACAACAGAAACAAGTTTCTGGTTAGGTTCAACCAATTTAAACAATGATAAGTTTTCTAAATGTAAGTATAATGAACAACGCATTCTAAGTGAAATTGAGTATTATATTCTTAGTACTTACAACCAACACTATGCCTCTGATAAATTACAGGCGTTAGAGATTGTTCAGGACGCTGGTTATGGTGAAGGTTTTATTATGGGTAACATCTTGAAATACTGGAAAAGATATGGTAAGAAGGGTGGTAAAAACAGACAGGACTTGCTAAAGATTATTCATTATGCTATCCTGCAACTTTCGCTTCACGATAAAGAAGCGTCGATCAATAAGCAGCCAGTAATAAAGGAGTAGTTCATGCCTAGCTTTCGTTCAAACGAAAACCCGATGTTTCGTTCCAAATTTTCTGAAGATATTTTTAAACACAAGTATGCACATCATGGGTGTGAGACATGGGCTGCTCTAGCTTCAGTGTTAGTAGAAGATGTATGCCAGCAACATATGTCAAATGAAGATAAGGATCAGCTGACTCGCTACATTACTGATCTTAAATTTATTCCCGGCGGTCGTTATCTATACTATGCTGGTCGTCAAAATAAATTCTTTAATAACTGCTACCTGCTACGTGCAGAAGAAGATACACGAGAAGACTGGTCAAACCTGTCATGGAAGAGTGAATCCTGTCTAATGACAGGTGGTGGTATTGGCATTGACTACTCACGTTATCGTGAAGAAGGTCGTATTCTAGCTGGTACAGGTGGCTTGTCCAGCGGACCTATTCCAAAGATGCAGATGATCAATGAAATTGGCCGTAGGGTTATGCAGGGTGGCTCACGTAGGTCTGCTATTTATGCCAGCCTTAACTGGAAGCACCCTGATGTTACTAAGTTTCTTGCGTCTAAGAACTGGTACACAATGCCAGTAGGGCAGACAGGGTTTACAATTGGTCAGGTCAAGGAACAAGATTTTAATTTCCATGCTCCACTTGACATGACAAACATCAGCGTCAATTATGATACTGAATGGCTAACAAACTATTGGAAGACAGGAGATGTGGGTGAAGTATTTAAAACAAATGTACGACAGGCTTTATCGACTGCTGAACCGGGGTTTAGTTTCAACTTCTTTGAGAAAGAAAATGAAACCCTACGTAATGCGTGTACTGAAGTAACGTCTGAGGATGATTCAGATGTTTGTAATCTAGGATCAATCAATCTAGGTCGTATTGATTCTATAAAAGAATTTCAGGACATTGTGCAACTAGCTACTAAGTTCCTGATATGTGGAACGCTTCGTGCAAAGCTGCCCTATGATAAGGTTTATAAAGTTCGTGAGAAGAATCGCCGTCTAGGTTTAGGGCTTATGGGCATGCACGAATGGCTAATCAAGCGCGGACATAAGTATGTAGTTACTGAAGAATTACATAAGTGGTTATCTATCTACAAGGGAGAGAGTGATAGAACAAGCAAGAACTTCTCTGATTACCTGTGTGTCACCCAACCCGTAGCTAACCGTGCCATTGCTCCAACAGGATCAATTGGTATTCTTGCTGGTACTAGCACAGGTGTTGAACCTATCTTTGCCGTTGCATACAAGCGTCGTTACCTGAAGGGTGGTTCACGTTGGCACTATCAGTACGTTGTTGACAGTGCTGCACAGGAACTGATTGATCTGTACGGTGCTAGTCCTGATAGCATTGAGTCTGCTCTAGACCTTGCTGAAGATTACAAGCGTCGTATGAAGTTCCAAGCTGACGTTCAGGACTATGTAGACATGTCAATCTCTTCTACTATTAATCTCCCTTCATGGGGAAGCAAACTGAACAATGAAGATACTGTGGAAGACTTTACTAATACTCTTGCATCTTACGCCCATCGTCTGCGTGGCTTTACTGTTTACCCTGATTCATGTCGTGGTGGACAACCATTAACAAATGTACCTTATAAGGAAGCTGTTGATAAGTTAGGTGAGGAGTTTGAAGAGGGTCTAGAGACACATGATATTTGTGATATAACTGGACACGGAGGTTCATGTGGTGTATAGAGTAAAGATTGTTTTTGAAGGAGAAGACTACTATCTACCTGAGAGTAGTCTACGAGATAGTCCAATCTTGTTTGAGAGTCTTGATCAGGCACAGCGTGTGAAAGACTCTTACATAAACTACAATATTAATATGGAAATTGAATCTGTATGTTAATGTATTACTCCATGCCTGAAGCACTACCTAAAGAATTTTGTAATGGTCTTTATAATGTTGCAAAAGAACTTGACGCTGTTGAAGCAGAGGTTCATAAGAAAGGTGATTCAGTTCGTATGGATAAGATACGCAACAGCCGGATTGCTTGGCTAAGTGATCCTGAACTTATGGCCATGTTACAAATGTTTATTGAGAAGGCTAATATTGAAGCTGAGTGGAACTTTGATGTAAGCCAAATGGAAATCCCACAGGTATCCTTCTACACTAAAGGTCAGAAATATGACTGGCATGTCGATGCTGGTGTTGAAAACAGTAGTGAAGACTTACATAGGAAACTATCACTCAGCTTGACTTTAAAAGATAACTTTAAAGGTGGTGACTTTCAGGTACAGAAGTGGGTACACCCTCAATCTGGTGATAGATTTTCTACTTTAAAAGAAATGAGAAAGGCAGGTAGTATTGTTGTATTTCCTAGCTTTGTATTTCATAGAGTGACAAAAGTTTTAGAAGGAGAGAGAGCATCTCTTGTAATGTGGTGTAGGGGCTGTCCTTTCTCATAACAAAATATTATTAAACTTCTTTAGGAGTATGTTATAAATGTACACAATTAAAATTGATCCTGAAACTGCCGATACTTTGGTAGGAATTATTATTAAAGATGTACTAATGTCAGACGCAGAAGATGGTATGTTGGAAGAAGACCTAACAAAGTCATTAGAAAAAACTTTAGATTTCTTTTCAGTCAGTAAAGATTTTAATAGTTTTATGGAGTTACTAAGCAATGAACGAAAAAAATACTCAGATAAGTACTAAAATTCCTACGATCTATATTGGTTACGATCCAAGAGAAAAAGATTACTTGGATGTTCTAGTCTATAGTATCCAAAAACATGCAAGCAAACCTATAAATATTGTTCCTCTTGTTCAAGAGAGCTTGCGTCGATCCGGTTTATACTTTAGAACGCACGATGTAGAGAACGGACAGAAGGTTGATATGTTTGATAAGCGTCCGTTCTCTACCGAATTTAGCTTCACAAGATTTTTAGTACCTTTCCTTAATCAACACTCAGGTCTAGCTCTATATATGGACTGTGATATGTTTGTTCGTTCAGATATTATAGAAGTGTTTGAGCGTTACGGTTCATCCAACAAAGCTATCTCTTGTGTCAAGAGTAGCTACTATCCGAACGATAATACCAAGATGGACAATCAGGTACAGCAAATTTATCCTAGAAAGAACTGGTCTAGTTTTACTCTGTGGAACTGTAGTCATCCTGCTATAAAGGAGTTGACAGTACATGATGTAAATACTAAATCAGGATCATGGCTACATGCTTTTAGTTGGTGTGATTCAGAGTATATTGGATCAATCAGTGAACAATGGAACTGGCTTGACAGTTATACTTCTGATAAAGTAATCCCCCGCAACGTCCACTTTACAACTGGTGGGCCTTTGTTCAGAAACTGGAATGGAAAACGAGATATAGATAACCACTACGCAGAAGAGTGGTACGAATTATACAAGGAGATGATAGAAAACAATGGTTAGATTTGTAACTTCATTTAGTGCTGATGGTTTTGAAAGATATGCTAGGAAGATGCTTTTTTCTGTAATTGAAAACTGGAAGGACGATCTTAAACTAATAGCTTATTATCATGATTTTACTGATGACTTAGTAGAGCAGCTTCCTAAATCAGATAAGATTGAGTATCGTAATCTTGATAATATTCAAGACATGAAAAACTATAAGCAGTTTATGAAGTTGCATGACGGTACGGAAGGAGGAAAGATTCCGTACAACTGGCGCATGGATGCTATCAAGTGGTGTAATAAGGTCTATGCTCTAACTGATCTATCGTTAGAGATTGGTGAACAGGAAGCGCGTGGCGGTTGGTTAATCTGGCTGGACGCAGATACTGTGACAACAAAACCTTTATCTAAAGAACGGGTGCTACGTTTATTTAAGAAGGGTGCTGAACTTGTTCACTTAGGTCGAAAGGATATTGACTACAGTGAAACATCTTTCATTGCGTTTAATCTTGATTACCAATCACCTCACTATCTTCTAGCAGACCTGCGTGGTTGCTATGATATTGGAGAAGTAACAGCCTATCGTGAATGGCATGATGGTTTTATCTTTGAACGACTGCTAAAGATATATGTCGCACACGGCCTACGTGTTCAGAATCTATCACAAGGTGCAGAAGGTCTAGCAGCGTTTGCTCAGTCTCCATTGTCACAGTATATGATTCACTACAAAGGTAATCTAAAAAATAATGTAGAGGAAGAAGAAGAAGTTACTATTATTCCAGCACAAACAAGTGCCGTGGATACTCTAGACAAAACGCTACCAAGAAAAGTTCCTATCATTGTCAAGCCAAAGGACAGTGTACCAAAGGAAACTATTGTCAGTAACATAAACGAGAATCTTAAAATCCTAGATAAATGGGACATGGTAAGGTCTTGTAATATCAATGATGAACACGCTATCATTGTTTCCGGTGGTCCTTCACTTGATATCGGTAAGTTAAAGTACACAGCAAGAAAAACAAAAGGTAAAATTATTTGTGTAAAGCACAGTTATCCTACTCTTCTCAGGGCTGGTATAAAGCCTTGGGCCTGTGTTATACTAGACCCTCGTCCAGTTGAAGGTACTAGCACACATGGCATAGTTCGATCTACCCTATTCGATAAGGTTGATCCTTCAACTAAATTCTTTGTTGCTTCTATGACTGATCCTTCAGTTACTAAACTACTAAAGGAAAAGACTGATAACATCTATGGCTGGCATGCCTTCTCTCAAGCTATCAAAGATAGTATCAAGACCAAAGAGGATGGGGATGCTCTAAAGGCTAACATAGGTGAGGATGCTACGTTTGTGACTGGTGGTACATGTGCTGCTATGCGTGCTATAGGTATGATGCACATCTTTGGTTTTAGAAACTTTCATCTGTTTGGCTTTGATTGCTGCATGGAAGGAGAACTATCTGCTGAAGAATTGTCGCGAACAATGGAAGATGGTAAAAAGAAATACATGCGTGTTGAAACTAACGGGTATGAATTTTGGACTACTGGTGAACTTCTAGCTATGGCACAGGATTGTGAAAAGTTATTTAACAATAAAGATATTGAAATGAATATTAATGTTTACGGAGAAGGTACTTTAGTTTCAGAAGTGTTTAAAAATTCACTTCGATCACAGAAAGCGTACTACATGGACAACATTAAATAGAAAGGATAAAGATATGCTTGAACTTTTTATGAATAACTCTGATATTATTATCTCTACAGTAACTGGTATCATTACTATTGCCAGCCTTGTAGTAGCTGGTACTCGTACCCCCGATCCTAGTACTGTTCTTGGTAAGCTATACAAGGTAGTAGAGATTGCTGCCTTGAATTTTGGCAAGGCAAAAGACACAGGAAAGTAGTCTCTACAAATGCTGTCTCTAGTTTCTAGCGTACTTAATATTATTACAAAAGTATTTCCTATGCTGCTTGCATTTAAGGCAGGAAGGGATAATGCACAGAAGCAGGAACTAGAGACAGCAATAGAGAATGTTAAAGAAAGAAATAAAATTGAAAACGAAACTAACAAGCTGTCTTCTTCTGCTATTTCTAACAAGCTGCTCAAGCGTTGGAAGCGTAGCAGCTAATTGTGGTTGGTTAAAGCCTATCTATATTTCAGAAAGTGACAAACTTACAGATGATACTGCAAGACAAATTTTAATTTATAACGAAACTTGGAGTGAAGTTTGTGAATAACAATATTACTTATGGTTTACTTTTCTTGTATCTTATTATTTTATTAGTAGTGATAACTCAGCATGCAGCAAGCTAACAAAGAATTAAATATAAAACAAGAAAAGTTTTGTCAGGCTTACGCTGTCTATCGTAATGCTACTGAATCAGCTAAGAAGGCAGGTTACTCTGCTCAATCAGCACACGCTACAGGCTATCGTCTTTTGCAACTGCCTGAAATTAAAGAGCGTATTGAAGAGATTGAAAAGGAACTTGAAACAAACATTGATGTTGTAGCTGAGATTGAAAACCAGTACACATACGCTAAGAATAATGGACACACCAATAGTGCAATCAAAGCATTAGAGGTTCTGTCACGAGTACGTAGCGTGAAGGATGAGGAAAGTATAAAGACAATCCCAGAACTTGAAGCAGAGATTGTACACTACCTTGAAGTTCTGGGTGAAGAAAGAACATCAAAGATATTCTTAAAGTGTAAGTGGTTTGATGATGATGATGATGATGGTGATGGTGAGGATGAGGATGATGGTGAGGATGATGAACAGGAAGAGCAGGAAGAAGAGGAACTAAGTGCAACAGAAACAGACGAAGAAGATTACCAAGAAGAACAATCCTCAGACACTGCGAACAAATTATCAGAACAAATACACAGACAGATCGAACAGAAACAAGCAGAAAAACCCATACCACAAAGAGAGTGGCGAGAAAAAAGAAAAGCCACAGGACACATCCTCCTGTAGCCTATTCTATGATATGTTTTCTATAGATTAATAGGAGGATGTTTTCCATTGTGCATATGCTGTAAGACAAGAATGTTATCTTCCAGTTGTTTTAATGTACGATCTATATAGCCCCGCCGTCGATGCTGTTCAGCTAGATTGGCGGGGCTTAATATATTTTTAAACACGTCAATCTGATTACGTACAACAGCAACATCGTTTTCCAAGTCTTCTATTTTACTTACCAAGTCTTCAATACTTTGTTTAATATCTTCTTGATTAATTTTTAGTGTGTTGACCTGTGAACGAACTAATGCCCAAGCTCCTGATAAAGAAGCTATAACTGCTCCTGCTTGAAACAGTAGTTCAGAAGTAAGTTCCACAGTATTTATGCTGAAGTATTCTTAATATAGATAATACTAAAATCAGAAGATACCACGTTATTGGAACCGGAACTTAAAGCACGTACTTCAATATCTGTCTTTTCTAGAAAAGGAAGCGGATACTCAATAACAAAGTCAGCTACACCACCAGAACCAATGCTTTGTTTTAATTGTGTTCTGAATACTCCGCCGGGTTCTCTTGCAACTAGTTTAACTACAATATACTGGTTAGCGTTTGTTGTTCCAGTTGCAATATTTAAGTGTGTTAAATAAGCTGTGTAACCTGCCGGGACAGTCCACATAGACATTAATGTTTGGTTGTCTCCTAAAGACACTCTTGCATATGTTGTTCCACCATTAGTAATGTTAATATTTCCTGTTGGTGCTTGTGACCCAGAAACATATGCTCTGTACACTCTAATAAAAGTCTGTGTAGTTGTTGCTGTACCTGAACCAGCAAGAGTTATCTCTTGACTTACTTCATTATAATTAGCATCTAGACCTTGTATAAGAATCTTTACACCATTATCGTTTGCAGGTGTACCTGCATCTGTTGTAGCAGTCATAGCTACCGCTGCACCGGGATAAGCGTAAATGCCGCCAGCATCCCAGACTGTCTCTTCAGTGCCATTGATATCAGGATTAAAACCAAACTTAAATAAGCGTTTATGGTTTTCTATCTGTTCTCTTGAAACTTGTAAATTCCAAGGCTCATGTTTTCCAAACCGTGTGATTGAAGATGGAATAGCCATTATTTATGCATCCTTTCTATAAGACTATCTAGTTTATTTTCTAATCTGTCAAAGCGTACCATGATTTTATCTATGTCTCTTGCAACATCTACTTTGAGAGCATAATCCTTGGCTAGCTCCTCACGAGTAATTGACACTAGCTTTCTAGTCTCTGCTACTTGTGAAGTAATTGACTTGATCCACCACACAATAGCACCACCTCCACCTGTGAGAATTAAATTCCATATCATAGCTGAGTCAGGCATTTTATTCTTCACCTATTTGCATATTAGGAGGATCATCCCGTAAATCTTTACCACGATAGAA